GGCGTTCGCCTTGACGTGCTCCGGGTTCACGTAGGTGTAGAACGAGCTCTCGCCGTGCTCGCCCTCCGAGGACCGGTTCGTCGCCAGGTTGAGCTGCGCGATCTTCTGGTTGAGGTCGGCGAGCGAGGTCTGCACGGCGGCGATGGCCGTCGCGTTCGCGGTCCCGTTGGCCTTCATGGCCTCCAGGTCGGCCGTCAGCTTCTCGCGCTGGGCCTTGATCTCGGCTTCGGTCATGGCGTCGCTCCGGAGGGAAAGAGGAAGTCGAGGCCGTCACCGTGCAGGGCGCGGCGGGCCGGTGGTGGCGCCGGTGGGTCGGCGGGGCGGGACTCGAACCAGCCGACGACCTTCCGGAGGGCGGCGGGATCGCGCTTCACCAGCTCGACGAGCTCGTCGGCGGTGTGGCGGGGCGTGGTCTCACGGGCGACCGTGATCGCCTTGAGGAGCGGGTCCTCCAGCGTGGCCAGGTGCTCGGTGAGCTCCACGGCCTTCCCGCCGCCGTCCCGCGACGGACGGTGGAGCGCCGCGGGGTTCATCGGGATCGAGGCCGAGCTGAACTCCAGCAGCTCGTTCCGCTCGTACAGGATGCCGGCCCATTCGTACTCGCCCCAGGGGGTGGCGATCTTGGCGGGCGCCCGGTAGTGCTCGTGGCTTTCGGGGAGCTTGTCCCGGCGGGTCATCGTGTGCGAGCGGAAGCCGACCGAGCCCGCGGACCGGAAGCCCGAGAGGTGCTGGTGCCCGACGCTGCGCACGAGCGGGTCCGGGTTGTCGAGGTCCCACCGGACCAGGATCTCCAGGTTCTTCGTGTCCGCCGGGACGCTGGCCTTTTCGCCGCGTCCGACCACCCGGCCGCCGTAGTGGTTGTCGAGGATGACGGGGTTCGCTCGGTAGTTGCTGAGCCGCCAGTCCTGCCGGACCACGTCGAGCGCGCGGTCTTCGGCCGGGGTCGACGCCACGAACAAGGTGGTGCGCGCGCTGGTGTCGCTCGCGCCCGCGCGCACCTCCCAGGCGTTGACCAGGTCGTCCCCGTCACCCAGGAAGAACCGCGCGACCAGCGGGGCGATGGGCTCGTCGTCCTCGTTCACGCTGCCTCCCTTGCGCCGACCATGACTGCGATGCGGCGTGCACGGTCGGCGCCGAAGGCGCGCAGCTCGAGCAGCGACGCGTCCGCGCCGGCGCTGCGCACGGCCTCGTCGGTGATCGACGCGAGCTCGTCCGCCCACCGAGCGGCGTCCGCCACCCCGCCGCGCTCGAGCACCGCGCGGAGGATCGCCGTCTCGCTGCGCTGCAGGAGCGACGCATCGGCGCCAGCGGCGGCGGTGTACCGCTCGGCGGCGCCGCGCAGGTACCCCTCGAGCGCGAGCTCGAGGCTGCGGCGGTCGCCCTGGTACCCGTCCTCGGACTCGGTGCGGGGCGCGGTGGAGGCGCCGGAACCCGCGGCGGTCGCGGGCATCTTCGGGGCCTCGTCGAAGCCTTCGTAGGCCGCCGCCTCGTTCGGGTTGGCGCCCAGCGCTGCCCAGGCCTGCACGCGGGCCATGCGCTCGCTGTAGGAGACCTGCAGCGCCTCGACGTTCGAGAAGTCGACCTCGATGCGGACGCCGGGCGCGCAGAGCTGGGAAAACGCGTCCGACCACTCCGACGCCTTCCGGACGATGGACGACCAGTAGGTGCGGGCCTGCTGGCGGTCGGTGCCATAGTTCGCGGTGACCAGGCCGGCGCGCTGCGGCGTGACCTCGAACAGCGCGAGGATGGTGTCGCGCAGCTTTTCGTCGCGGCTCTCGAACGGGAAGTCCTTGGGCGACCAGCCGATCGGCGTCGCGGTGACCCCGTTGCCCACCACCATGGCGCCGACGCCCGATCGGATGGCGTCGACCCAGCGGGACAGGATGTCCTTGCGGGCCTTCTCGTCGACCGGGCCGGTGGTGGAGAAGAACACGTCGGGGCGACCGCTGGACGCCTGGGCCGCCACGAGCTCGCGGGCCGCCAGGTTCGTGACGAGGTCGTCGTGCAGGCACCGCACCACGGACTCACCGAGCACGGACTGGGCGGTGTTGCGCCAGGAGGTGCCCCGCACGAACACCACGTCGCCCGCGGGGATCACGTGCACGTCGAACGACGGGGTGGAGGTGTCCGTGTACCGGAAGGCGGAGATCAGGCCGAGCTTGCCCGTCAGCAGCTCGACGTGGTGCGGGTGCAGGCGGATGGCGAGCACCGGGTAGGGGCCCGTGCCTGCCTTCCAGGCAGCGAGCCCGGGGACCCACAGGTACGCGTTGCCGGTGACCTGGCGGTCGAGCGAGAGCTGCGCGAACAGCAGCGTACCGGTCATCCCGGGCGACGGGTTGCGCAGCAGCGCCAGCGCCGGATCGTCCACGAGGTCGCGCTGCTTGCCCGTGCGCCGCACCGCCACGAGCGGCTGCCCGGCGAGGTCCCAGGCGACGGCGTTCGTGCAGACCCAGACCCAGGGGAACCGCGCGAGGGTGGAGAGCGCCTGCTCGGCGCTGTACTCGGGCAGCACCCGCTGCATGCCGGCGGTGCTGGCGGAGCTCAGCAACAGCCCGGGCATGACGGCCCGGGACTCCCACCACGTCGCGATCCGGCGGAGGAAGTCTCTCACAGGCCAGTCGTACGCCGTGCCTCTGGACGCGGGGTGTCCGCCCTCGGTCAGTACCCGCCGAGCTCGCGGAGCCCCATCAGGCCGTACCGGAGGGCGTCAAGCGCGTGGTCGTTCTTCTTGACCGGCACGTCGTCCTTGCGGTTGGCGTCCCAGACGTAGTCCGGGAACTCGCGGATCAGGTTCACGCACCGGCGGGAGACCTTCAGCCGGGGGCGGTTGTCCTTCTGGAGCCGCAGCCGATCCTTGACCTCGTCGATCCCCGCCTTGACCTCGCGGTTGGCGAGCGCGAACAGGACCCCGTGGGCGGCGAACGTGGCGATCGCCTCCTCGCCGCTCGGGTCGGCCCACCCGCACTGCACCGACTGGCCGCGCTCCCGCTCAGCGGCGATGGCGCCGTGTTCGTCCCAGGTGCGCTCGGCTTCGTAGTGCTCGTCGTAGACGTAGACGGTGTCGTCGTCCCCCACCGCGAGCCACAGGACGCAGGTGGGGACCCGCAGGCCGAAGTCGGCGCAGCGGTACCGCGGCCAGTCGGCGGGGATCTCGAAGTCCTCGGGATCGTACACGTGGCCCGGACCGAACCGCGTGCCGTCGCCGGGCGCCCAGGCCTGGTAGACGGCGCCGCTGCGCGAACGGAACTGCCCGTGCCGGCGCTGCGCCAACGCGTCCGCGTCTAGCCCCGCGAACAGCGCCTCGAAGAAGTCCCGGGGGAGGTGCGGGTTATCGAGCGTGTCGAGCGTGTAGATCCGGACGCCGGGCTGCTCCTTGCCCGTGAAGTACCGGTCGTACATCCACGTGAGCCCGGCGAGCGGGGTCATCGAGATCACGACGAGGCCGCGCTGGTCCGCCACGCGCAGCAGGCACTCGTCCAGGATCCCCTGGCCCTCCTCCCCCAGCGGCTCCTCGTCGATACCCACGAACCGCAGGGAGACGCCCTGGAAGGACTTCCGCTTCTGGTCCAGCGACTTGAACCAGATCTTGGCGGGCTCGTCGTACCCGGGCACCCGGATCGTGAGGAGGGCCTCCCCCTTCCCGTTCCGGTTCGTCCACTCCTTGCCCTCGCCCACCCGCTCGTCGATGTCCGGGCGGTGGTACCGCATCGAGTCGGAGCTCGACTGCGCGACCAGGAACACCTCGGCGGGGCCCGGGGGGATGGTGTTCGGCAACCCGTTCTGGCGGCACCACTCGACGACCGCGGGGTGGTCGCCGCCCAGGGCGTGCGCCACGAGCATGTCGAGCATGCCGGAGGTCTTCCCGCTCCGGTTCCCCCCGACGATGATGCCGAGGCTCGGGGCGAGCATCGCGCCCGCGACGGCCCGGCGCTGGTCGCACGCGGCGCGGTCGGCGTCCCACAGGATCGAGACGGACAGCGGCCATCGGGCGCCCACCTGGTCCAGCCACTCGAGGTCGGCGGCCTGGTCCTGGACGAGCAGCGACTCCAGCTCCGGATCGTTCGGGTCGTACCCGAGCTCGATCAGCTCGTCGTCCAGGTCGCTCACAGCGTCCTCGTGCGGGGGTCCTGCGCCTGCAGCCGGCGCGCCCGCAGCCGCTCGAGCAGCGCCGCGCGCTTCGTGGTCGCCTCAGCCACCGCGGCTGGCGTGCGGTCGATCGAGCGCACCTTCTGGCGGTCGGCCCGTGCCTCGTCGAGCTCGTCTCGCACTGCCCGGAGCTCGGCGTGCAGCTTGGACACCAGGGCGGGCTTGCCCTGGGCACGCACCCACCGGATGTCCGCGTCGAGCTCGATCAGCTCCCCTTCGAGCCAGGCCACGCGGTCGAGCTGCGCGACCTCTGGCCGGAGCTCGGGGCGGGGCACCTTCGGGCCCGCGTCCTCCTCCTCGAGGTCATCGCCGCCGTCGAGCGCGCCGGGGGGCGTCGAGGTGTGCTTCGGCGGGGCGGCGGGCTCGCCTCGCCGGCGCGCCTGGTGGGCCCACTGCCGGACGCGGTTCCCGTGGCGGAGGCGGTCAGCGGGCGACGCGTCGGGCCAGAAGTTGTCGACCGCGTCCGCCGGCGTGCGACGGGTCCGGACCAGCCACGCGAGGACCTCAGCCTGCGTCGGATCTGCCGCCACGGCCCGGCCTCACGGCGGCCCTAACGGCCGTGGCGCAGATGGGAGAGCGAAACGAACGTGGTTCGGTTGATCCTGGGTGATGGTGAAATCCGCACGCGCTCAAGGGGCCTCCACCACGGAGCGCCACCACGTGCGGCACGCGTCGTCGTCGGCCCACCAGGGCTGGTGGGTGCGGGGGACGCCATGGCGCGCCCGCCACCGGCGGA